TGTTTTAAATCGCTATGTATCGCTATTTATAAGCTAGCGTAATGTTATTAAAACTTACGTTTACGAGCTGCTTCTGATTTCTTCTTACGACGTACAGATGGTTTTTCGTAAAATGATTAGACACGAATCACTAACTATCACAACCTATCAGAAATGCGTTACAAAAGCATCTTCTCAGAATTTATCCTTCACTACCTATCATAACCAATCATACTTTTGAGTAGACTTTGCTACTTTTCTGCTACTAGTTAGACGATACGGTTTAGGTCATCCAGTTCTTTCATCAAGTCATCGTATGGCTCAAGACTCGTCTTGACACCAATCGGTACTTCACCGATAGAGAAATAATAATCCACAGGGATAGGCCGACCTACTAACTCGTTCATCTTACGTTCGACAATCACGCGTTCGCCAATCAATCCTTCAAACTTATCGTGTGTAAGTTCTTCTATCAACTCTGAGTAGTCCACACTGACACGATACCCAGTCTCTTTTATCATACAGTCGATTTTTTCCAATTCCTCGGTAGATAATTCATCTACACTCAAAAGCCCGTCTCGTGCCGAATTCAAGCGCTTTAATGATACCCCTGTTTCTCTGCCAATAATTTCAATCGGTATAGCATGGTTCTGAATAAAAGATTCAATCAATTTCTTATTCATAATATCCCTCGATTCAACTTGTTATTTTAACTACATAGTATCACATTGGCTCATTTTTGTATATAAAAAATGCCGACTAGTAGAGGGACTAGCCGACATTAAAACCCTATACAAGAATGAATTGAGGAGATACACCCTTGTATTTATATTATATCGCATTGTAGGCATTATCTCAACTTACTGTTCGCATAAAAATAATCCCCCAGGCAATGCCCAGGGGATAGATATTGGTCCACTATTTAGGACTTATCAAATTTCTTCCGTTATAACGGACTTAGAATTTACCTACAATGTTCCCAGTAGCTTTTTCAATCAAGGAGCCGTCTTCACTTACTGTAATCTCAGTGTTTTCAAGCATTGACCCGTCTTCTTTGACGTAATATAAACGACCGTCACCGCCAGGGACATATTCTTTAGAAGACATTTCTCCATTGTCCTCCAAGTGATACCACTTATCCTCATATCGGACCCATCCGATAACCATGCGGCAGGCCTCGTCAAAGTAATACCACTTACCGTCACGATACACCCAACGCTTAGCATAAGCGTAACCATCTTCATCGAACAAGTACCAGTAATCGTACAGTTTCAGCCATTGGTCTGCTGGCCAACTACCATCTTCATTTCTATACCACCAGCCTGTCTCGTTCTTAAGCCAACCGGTTTCTTGTACTTCTGTAGAGCCTACTGATTCACCGCTCAAGATAGCGTTGACTTTTGCTTGGACAGCATTGTAGTCATAACCAGAAGCAGATAGTCTAGCTTTTCTATCTTCACCAGTACCCCACTGTCCATTGATTACTTCTTGAGCAACTTCAGCAACAGATTTTGAACCACCAGAAGATGAAACTGAGCCAGATCCATAGTTAGGTCTAGCATATCCTTTTATTTGCCACATATTCCATGTGTATGACTGACGCCGCACAGCAGCTGGATAGCCGGAGTTGCCTTCAATCGTATAGACCGTATCACCAGACACGCTTTCGACAATCCCAATATGGTCTGCAAAACCGCCACCATCCCAATCAAAGGTGATGATGTCACCTGCTTGTGGACGAGATTTACCAATCCAGATACCTTTGGCTTGGAAGATAGCAATGTGGCGCTGCACACCGCACTCGCCGCCTACCAACGATGATAGTCCTGCCTTTCGGAAAGCAGCGGTCACCGTTGCGTCGCACCAGTCATCTTCGCTTGTCATTCGATAGCCAACCGGTAGCGGACTTTGAGAATTGTAGATTGAAAGAATTTCGTTGTGCACAGAGCCATATTTTTGGCCACCTAGCCAATTTCTAAATACGTTAAGCACATCTTGAGCACTTGCCATATTGCTAGTTTCCCCCTTGTCAATACTATCCAACGCTCCATTTGCATTGAGCGTGTCATGGATAGTTTTCATTGAATTATAGTAAGAGTTAAATACTCTTTCTGAATTACTGCCATCACCAGCATAATCATATTGAGCTCCACCAAGACGGAATAACCCTCGTGCATAGTCCCATAGAGATTTAGCTCCAGCAGTCTTGTAGAAACCTCCATTACGGAGTAGGTACCCATAGTCTTTTAGGAAGTCCTCAACAGTTGAATAGTGGATGTAATATCCCCCCTCAACTGCCGGACGCTTGCGCCCCGGTGTAACTTGGACACCGCTCTTGCGAGTCTTAGGATTTAGGTCATCGTAACCCCAAGTCATACCGCCCCAGTTGTTGTCTTCCCTGGCCGATATAGAATTAGGATGCTGCCCCCACCCAGTCTCATGACATAGCTGGCAGATAACAAAAGAAGGGACTAGGTCATAATGCCTAGCCACCTTCTGCATTTTTTCAATTAGATCATCCGACAGTGTGTAATTACCGTATTGCAACATACGGTGTCACCCCTTTCTTAGGACTCTTTAGGAGCCTCATAAGTCAACGCTTGAGCGCTGTCACCTAATCCTGCTGTCGTAGGGTCTGGGATAAGGTTAAACGCATTGACGAATGTCAAGCCAATCAGATAAGGGTTGCTAACCAAAGCAATGACTAGCTTGCCAAGTGTGTCGAAAGTCGTTAAGTCCTCAAGCTTGAGGTTTTGATAAGCCAATACAGGCATCAAGATAGCAATCGCGAAACGCGCCAAGAATGCCACGTTTTTCTTGTTAAAGCGAACCTTCCAATTGATTTTATTCATAATGAATTCCTCCTATTTTAACTTTTGTTTGATCTCAATAAGATCTTCTTTCATCGCCTTGATCTGTTCCACAAGCTGATAAGTAATCTTATTCTGCTCGTCATGTTCATCAAGCCGTCTACTGTTTTGCTCAGCTAGTTTCTGGGTATAGTTTTGACTAGCTTCAATCATTGTCATGCGGTGTTCCTGTTCAGTGATTTTGCTTTTGTTATTTAAGTACAGACCTGCTACCGGAATCAGCACGCCGATGATGTAACCCAACACCTCAGAGCTAATACTAGTGCTCCCTGGCATACTTTTCCCCCTTCCTTCATAAGAAAAGGGTGCACTAGGCACCCTTTCATTTGCGGTGATTATTCTTCACCTTGTTCTAATTCCTCAAGACGTTGCTTGAGTTGTTCAAGTGTCATGAATTCCAAATCGGCTAAGCCAAGAATTTGAAGTTGCTCACGAACACCTTTCTTATGACGGCGTGGCACAGAAGCAAAAGTACGTTTTGCTAATTCAATGTGCTTAGCGTAAAGAAAATGTAGTTCCATAAATTTGTCACCTCCTCCCCACAAATTCCGAACATGAGTAGCGAGTGCAGTAGCAGCTTCCCTAATGTGGTGTAGCATGCTCCTCATCCCCTTCTTCTTTATGCTCAGTTTCTTTGTCAGATTCAAAGCGTTCCCGGTAATCTTCAGGAACTTCAGTTGGCAAGGTGAAGTTAGTTACCACCTTTGCCATTTGTTCTACCTGGTATTTAACCAGTAATAAGTGTTCACTAATATTCGCATTGTCGTCAGCTTGTTCAAGCATCGCACCACTAGCTTTTTCAAGAAGTTCCTCTGTTTTCTTAAGTTGCTTACGTTGTTCATCTATAACAACTTGAGAGTCATCAAGAGTTTTCTTTAGGTTTACCACCTGTTCCGCCGTTTTGTCCGCTTGTTCAATAGCGTCGCTCATAGCGTACTTTTGAAACGAATCTTTATACACCTTTCGAAGTACTAAATCAATTACATCGTTGTCTGGTGTAGCTAAGTGGTTCCCGTCAATTTCCCTTTCGAACGCGGTGTATTCACCATCCGTGGATTGGATAAGAACCCTAGTTTTTTCCTGATCGAACGTTAGTTGCTTGCTTACTATCCGGAACATCTTGCACCTCCAGTTCTGCCAGCTTCTCTTTCAACTGACGATTTTCTTCTTCCAACAATTCACAGGCCCGTTTATACATAGCCCGATTTGCTTTTTCCTCAGCCAAAGCCAAGGAAGTTTCAACTAAGGCCTGTTTAGTTGCTTCTAATAATAATTCGTTCATAAATACCTCCTATTGAGTCCACCAAGTATTATTGTAAAATGTTCCATAGTCGTATAAGCAAAGCTTCCCATTATTACCAAAGAAAATACCACTATTAGAATACTTGTTCTTAAGTAGTACGCCCTTTTCTCCACCAACAGTATACTCAGTAATAATGAACCCTGATCCGCCGACAGAGTTAATAGCCTTACGAAAAGTAATTTCCCCGTTAGATCCATTTAATGATATAGAACTAGAAAACACATTATCCACATCTGTACCATATCCTAAATCAAGGTAGTAACCTTTCTTAGCCCAAAGAACAATACCTTGCCGTCCTTCACCGGCCCAATACGAAAGTGACCCATTCCAACTGCCACCACCCCAAATCTGAATACCATCCGCTAGATACTTAGCTGAAATGGATCCATCATTTCGGGTGGAATACATCCCGTCACCATTGATATGAAGGTTGTTGCTGACGCCATTAAAGCCAGCTTGGACAAACTTAGCAATCTCACCAGTTAAACTTTGGACATTGATATTGACTACCTTTAATTTTCCCCCATCAAGGGTACCAAATGTAATCTTGTCAGCTTGAAGATCCGTAATATGAGAACTATTGATGACGCCTTTTTCAATGTAAGTTGTACCGGTAATGGCATTTAATTTACCATCAAGACGGAACCCATCAGCAGTTTGACTGAAGATAGATTCACCACCGTTGACCTTATTACTAATGGCTTGAATGACCTTATCCGGTGACTGCTCAATGATAGACTTAAAGTGTTCAGTAGTTACACTGTCGCGGATGATACTAGGTGTTTGTTCTCGGATAGAACTAGCTGCATCGCTAGAAGCCTTTGCTAACAACTTACCCGCAATAGTAGCTAAGTCAGTCTGCAAGTTGTTGTGACTATCATAGAACTGAGCGTACAAACCACGGGAAGAAAGGCTAATCTCACCTTTCAACCCCTCAACTTCTGACTTCATCTTGAGCGTCAGTTGCTGAAGGTTATCAATCAGTTCAGCTAACCTACTTCTTTGTGACTGGTTTTCTTCATAAGTCGAAGCGGAATCACCTGCCACAAGCCGAAGCTCCGTCAGAATTGTGTCCCCAATTAAGTCCGGTTTGATACTACCGTTCTTAAGTGTGATAACAGAATCAGGCTTAGGTGCTAAGAACGTATAAGAGAACAGCCCGTCCCCTTCTAGCAAAGTGAACTCAGGGTTCTTGTCAATCTGAGCATTAAACTTTTGTGGCATTTACTTCACCACCTAATCAGTCAATGGCCATTCAGTGAAGGCACTAGGCTTAATGCCGTTGACAATCGACATAACAACTTGATAGGTCTTGTTGCCTTTGCGTAGCGTACCAGAGAACATAACATTGTTATTGTCCATCTTAGTAGCCGTCCCAAAGGCGCCACTCTTAGAGTCTTTTTGCATCGAGATTCCAACAGGAACCGCATCCGACTTAAGGTAATCTCCAAAGTCTTGATTACTCTGACTAGCAGACAATTTTGTGTGTTGTGACAAGTTAGCCCATGGCTTCCATGTTCCGCCGGTAACCGATGCAACGTAGAAATCGCCATTCCAATGCGGAGCAAAACAATAGACATAATTTGTCGAAGGTTTCCACACGAACACCTCTTTGACAGGGGCGTTCATATCTCTTACGATGCTAAATCCGATAGGGACCGAGTTGCTGTTGATGTAGGAACCAAAACTTGTCCCTGATGGGCAAGTGTTAATAGCAATAGTTGCTCCCCATTCGTCCAAGCCAAATTTTCTAAGTAATGCAGTAAGGACATTACCGTTCGCCACATCAGTGACATTCCACGCTTCACTATTGATTCGCTTGCGAACCCACATCCGGCCATTCGTACCAACAAATAGCTGCCAGGTAAAGTGTCCTGCTTGTCCAAGCGAACCTATACCGTTTGAGAAAACTAGGATAAACCCATAGGAGCTAGAGATACCCTTAGAAGCCATGTTCGTGGTGTATTGATAAATACCTGGAGTCGATAAGTTATCGACGTCATTGTTAGTTTTGACTATTTTACCAAGCAAAGCCCCTAGATTCTCGGTGCTGATGAGACTATCCAGCTCAGAAACCGTCCCAGTCTTAAACTTGTTGACCGTCCCTTGCACCCGGTTAAACGATTCGACACTAGCATAGCTAGTTCTATCATCAACCGTAGTAACCGTAATATTCTTATCAGAAGACACACTCACCAGGTAGCGAATCGTCATCTGGATTCGTTGGACCCTATAATCTTCTAAGACAGGAGGATCAGCGGTATTGCCACCGTATAGCCACAGAAATTCTGGCCCATTACCAACTTTGGCAAAGATACCAATTTCAGACATAGCCTTTCTTCGTGTGTTATCAAGTTCCTTGTTGTCAAGAACAATCTCAACAACTTTCTTATCACCTTCATTCGTAACAGTTGGAACCTTACGAACAAATTGAGCTGCTAATGCAGTTGCATTCTCAGCATTCGTAGATCCATTACCAACTGCCATTCCGGTGACAACTAGTTCGCCTTGTTTAAGCATTTCGCGCTTACCCACATTAGTAAGCGTTAGTTGAGTAAAGGGCATATTATTCTAACCTCCATTCAATATGTGTCGTACTAGGCACAGCCTGTACTTTCATAACAGGGTTTTGAACAGTAACCCTATTCATATCTCCTTCTACACTGACATTGACATGTTCTACCAATGGCTCAAGTTCAATTGAGTGACTAGTAGAAGTCTCCGTCACATCAACCCGAACCACAACCGGGTAATACCCTTCAGCATGGCAGGTCAGACGGTAATCATCCAAATACACCTTATCGAACGTGACATCGCCACCTGTCTTAGTCAACGTTGGATAGTGTTGATTCTTAGGCTGCATCACCACTTCAGTAGGAATCTGACTTCCACCTCTTCTTGTGCGTACCAAGAATGACCGGTGAGGACGTTCAACAAATCTCGTGACACCAGCCAAGGTATATTTTTGACCCGTTGTGAAGCCCGACCCGTTGTGTCGAATCGTAATGCTTCCTTGCTCCACCGTAATGGTGACTGGTTTTCGAGTATCAAGTTCTTCCTGGATGCGGTTCTTGGTGTAGATCATGGTATTGTCATTACCAATCAACCCGATTGATAGCTTTTGACTATCGTCTAATCGCTTAATATCTGACAGTAAGGCAGGTAAGTCCGTCTCTTTCCATTCAGTCAAGGACACTTTGGCATTATCAACTTCTTGTTTTACCTTTTCAATTTCCCGTCGCACCTCATCTGACACTTCTCCAGACATAGTACGAACCCATCCAGTTTCAGCCTTTTCCCAAATTTCTGTCTTGCCGCCATTATCCAAGAACACAATGTCCCCGATTTCATAGTCATTAGGGTCAGGTAATTCAGTCAGATGGTACATAATGTGACGACCGTCAGCATCTTCTATGTAGTTTAATAAGTTGTATTCAAAGTTTCGTTCTTCCGATTGAACCGATAAAGTATGAGAAGATGGTCTGCCCTCATTAAGGAGACGCTCAGCCAACTTGACCGAATCATAATCGTTAGTGAATTTCACCCGCACAACTTGTTCTGTCAACGGGTTCCACTCGACTTCCTCAACGCGCAATTCAACATCAATGTCATACTTTTCAGAATAGACTTCCACCGTGTCATACATACCGAAGAAAGTATCAGTAGTAGCGTCCATAGCCGCCATATCAAGAGTGGCCGTGATTTTTTCATAAGCAACACTAGGATTCTTTTCAAAGAAGTCTTCCGCATCATCGTTCAAGTCTTCGATATCTTCATACTTGTATTGATAGAGAATCTTCTCCTTAGTGTCAGGTGTTGTGTACGGTGTTTTGCGTTTCCGCTTAGTAGGCTTGCGCTTACGCTTCACTTGTACCTTCTTACGTTCTTCTAAGGTTTCGTTCTTAAACTCAACATAACGAGTGACGATTGGCAGACCATATTTCTCAACAGCAGGAGACACAATCGGCGTCCCATACTCTTTTGATTTATTGGTTTTCCGTTCGTCCTTCTCGTTCAAGTAATCCGACATCACAGTCGTAAACGGAATGATACGCGTACAGAACTCGTCTGTTTGTTCGTACTTCAGTTTGAAGTGTTGCATCAAGGCACTACCCTTACGAATGACTGCAGCTTTCTTCTTACCACGAACGGCACGGAAGATAATCCCATTAGTCGTAAACTCTTGTTCAGACCGTGTAATCTTCATGAGTGAGTTATCATCTGAGAACAGCACCGCATAAGCAGTAGAGTCCGCATATTTCTGTTTGACGCTCACACGCACATTATCAGTTGTAAGGCTTCCAGTGTATGGGGCCGTCATCAAACCTTTGGCCTGGTTCAAGGCCGTTTGCAGTGGGACACCGCCAAATTCATACTCAGGAATACTCCGGTCCATCACATCTTGAATCGGCTTAGCCCTTGCTTCAACCTCAACTGTTTCTGATACCGTGTCCGGTTCGCATGTATGAATGTAGAATGGGATAGGTTTTTGCGTATGGTTAGGAGTAGTCTTAACGTAGTCCCCCTTCTTTAACCATTTAGCATTCAATCCGTTCATGTCATACTGGAACCTTAACTCTAGATAGCCTGGACGCTCAGTCACAATTGGCCGGTCAGTGAAGTGTATCAGTTCGCCCTTACCGTCCGTATTGAAGTTTGTTTCTGATTTGTCGTAGACATTGAACATCACAACGCCCTCCAATCAAGTGCTGCCGTCATCGAGTAGTTAGCAGACCAAGTAATCACTTGTCCACTTTGGTAGCTAGGATAGGACTTATTCCTAGCCTCTTTGGTGTGAGACATATTCGTTTCGTTATACCCTTCTTTTAGGTATGAGCGCATGTGTAGAATATCTACAACCAGTTTTCCACTCGGCACACCCTTGTAAGAGTATTGGACACCGCCAAAACTGAACGACACATCACCACCTGGCCCGTCTAATGTTAGTACCAGGTGCAACTTCCCATAAGGAATAACGAATGAATCACCACGATTGACCGTAACATTCTTATTCTCGTGCCTTACTTGACGATAAGGTTGTAACTTGAATGTCAGAGTGACCGTATAACTATTACCTAGGGCCACTGATTCTTCAATGTTGCTCATTTCAGATACAGTTCCTAGGAAAGTAGAATAAGGATGATTGTAGAGTTCCAATGCTACTTGCGCTCCAATAAGAGAAGCTAAGTAAGCGCGTTTTGCTTCCATTTCTTCCTCATTAGCAGCATAGACAGATAGTTCTAGGTTGAATGGTGACCGTTCACCATACGAATCATGATCTATCGTATAGAACCCATCCCTACCAGGGACAACGTAGTAATCAGCAGACCGGCTAGGATAAGTCATAGCCGGTCTTTTTGATACTTTAATTCCTCTATCGTAGAGAGAGACGCCGTTGATAACAGCTTCACCGCGACGATATGTCTTCTTAATTGGTTTCAAACTTATAACAGCCATCTTATCCCTCCTTGATTACAAAGTTTTGCCCGTTCTTACGAGCGAATCGGTTAATACTATCGACAATAGGTTCAATAATTGAATCAGCTTGACTCTTAGATAACTGAGATCCAATCGGGTTAACGGACAGGTTGAATACAAATGTATTGCCACCGTCAGCAACCGCATCCCGCTTATCTTGGAAGTTATCAGGCATCTTAATGGTGCTCAAAGCATCCAAGAAGGAACGATTGGTCCCCTCTGCATACTTAGGTAAGAAGTCAACAAACCTTGATAGCATCTTGTTTCTGCTTGCATCAGACATGAACCGACCAATGCTAGGCCACACCTTGGTACCGATAGGTAAGTTATACAAGGTATCTCGGTCAGGAGACACCCCAAACCGGCCATCAGGTGTCAAGAACGGTTCACGCTTGCCACCGTCACCCAAGATTGCCATACCACCATAGTGATATTGAGTACCAGACATCAGGCGCCGCCCAACATCTTCATGGTGAGTGTAAACATAGGTATGAGCCGTTTGTCCATCTAAGGACCACAGATAAGATTGCACAGACGAGATTACACGACTAGCATAGTCAGATGCATTCAGTGGGGCATTTGCCCCTTGACTGAAATTAGACCTTGTAGCGTGCATCTGATCGCTGGCACCACTCAATTTAGCTCGCGTATCATCGGCGTTGGTTTCAGTCTGAGCTTCAATAGCATTAGCACCATTCGCTCGACTGTCACCAATTATATCGTTCATCCGACTCAACTTGGCTTGAGTGTCTTCAGCATCCGTTTCAGTGTCGACATCAACACCTTCACTATCAGCATTCTGAGCCGCATTCTTCAAGTTTTCTAACTTAGTCTTAGTATCGTCAGCATTAGTACTTGTCTTGGCTTCAACCGGAGACAGACCTAACATGCTAGTCAACCAGTAGAAAGCCAATGAAGATACGCTAGTCAAGGTTGCATCCGCGTTAGTGTTAGTAATCAAGGTCCGTGTATCACTGTCCGGGATAACGCCCCAAGCAACTAACAAGTTGTGCATCTGTTGCTCAGCATCAGGAGCGTTCGTGTCAATGTTGGCATACTTGCTTCTGAATTCCTCATTGTTCCATAGCCCCATCTGTTCAATGGTCTTTTGAATGTCATCATGAGGTACTTCCATCTTCAAGACAGCAATCTTCTGTTCAAGCGACAAGTTTTGCCAAATACCCAATTCATACAAGGCGTTCTCCAATAAGTCAGCCCCGTAGTATTTAGTTTTTAACTCTTGAACCTTAGGCTCAATCTGTTCCCAGGTAACTCCTAAGCTTTCAAGTAAGGCGTCGAATTGCTCCTTACCTTCCGTCTTGATTTTGGCTTGTTTTTCTTCCAACGTTAGGAAGTCCCATTCAGTCTTAGTCTCTAAGATCTTCTGAATAAGTTCTTTAACGTTGCTATCAACATGGGCATCCTTAGATAAGAGTTGCAAGTCATTCCATGTTAGCCCCATCGTGTGGACCTTCTGGATGAATTCATCTAGTTGATCCGTAGATAAGGCCCCAGCAGTTGTTCCCTTCTCAGTCGCAAACGTATTGACCGCCTTATTCCACCGGAGCATAGCGGAAGATACCGCGTCACCCATTTCTTTGGAATAAGTGATAAGGTTTTTGATTGGCTCAGCAAACTTTTCAGCATTAGGCCCTTGTTCAAATATTTTACGCACCTTATCAACAGTTGTACCTGCAGCTTCAGCCACACCTTCTAGGAATGTTTGATACTCATGCTCATTCTGCATAAGTTGTTCCTTGGTTTTACCGTTTTGTCTTAAGTAAAGCTCTAAAGTAGACCGAATATTTTCTTCTTCCAACGCAAGCTTTCTAGCTAAATGTGCCTTAGTGATAGCTTCCATCTGGGTATTGTACTGTTCTTCAGTAATCTTCCCAGCTTTTTTCATTGAGAATAAGGCGTCTTGTTGTTTCTGGTACAGAGCAGTTTCAGATTCTAACGCCTTATCAATATAGTTGAATCTAGCCCCTAGTTCTTCCTCGGTCATTTGACTTAGGTTCTTAGTAAAGCTTGCATAGATTTCCTCATATTGTTGCGCGTTTTCAGCCAATGACTCAGCATAATAGCGCATTACCTTGTCAGACAAGGCCATAACTTCAGATTGGTATTCAGGTTTCAATACACCTTCAGGATCCAATCCGCTGGTTTGAAGTTCTTGAATTCGTTTAACAGCATTCTCAGCTTCAGTAGCTTTGTCTTGAATATCCTTGATAGTCGCATCAAAGCTTTCTTTCAGAGCTTCTTGGACATCTTTAGGCAAGGCCTTGAAGTTTTCTTTAAGTTTCGCAACCTTTTCATCATTCAGCTTTCTGATTTCCTCAGAAATACCAGATAGACTGGTTGCTAAACCGTCCATGCTCATGCCTTTCCCGATATTGCCAATTTCAACTGATACGCCTTGAATATGCTCACGCATGGCCCTTAGTGATTCAGCTTGTTTCTGAGTAATCCCGCTTATATCAGGAAACTCCTTAGCCCTCGTGTAAGCATTCCAGGCTTCTTCACCCCAAGTTTTCCAGGCGACATAACCAAGCGCAAGAGCTGCAGTTACACCCGCAACACCTAGTACAACCGGATTGAATGCTGCCCCTAACATGCCAATGCCACCTGTAATATCACCGGCTAGCATAGTAGCGAATGCACCGCTTAGTTTACCGACCCCAGTAAATAAGGTTCCGGTCATCTTAAGCAGGTTACCACCAGTCGTAATCAGTGACCCAAACATAGAGAGTACAGGACCACCCACTAAGGCAAATGCACCGAACGATACAATGTTCTTCTTAGTCGCATCATCCAAGTTACTAAACCACTTAGCGAAGTCCTGAACCTTGCTTACTAACCCATCAGAGTTGTTAATCAGATCGTTGATAGCGGGTAATAAGGCATTACCAATCTGAACTGACAATAGGTAAGCGTTGTTCTTAGCAATTTCCCATTGAGACTTAGTTGAGTTCAATTGCTCATTGTACTCTTTGTCTAAGGCAGTCCCTTCCTTGTAAGCCTCATTGGCTAAGTTTAAGGACTTATGTAGCACCTCACTACCATTAGCAAGTTTCAGCAAGGTATCACGCAAACGAACTTCCTTGATTTTCATCCCGTTTAGGACATCAACTACATCGCCACCCTCGGCCTTGATACGGGCTAACCCATCAATAAAGGCAGTAAAGGCAGCAGAACTACTTTGTTGATACAAGGACTTGAATTCTTCAGACGTCATACCAGCCACTTTAGCGAAGTTTTCTAGCTTGTGGCCACCGGCAGATACGGCACTTGCCATATTGACGAAGAATTTAGAAACCGCAGAACCCCCACGTTCAGCAGCAATACCTAACGAACTTAAGGCAGCAGAGATACCCAGAATGTCAGCTTCACTAACCCCTAAAGTATTCAATGTACCGACTAAAGCACTAGCCATCGACATGATCTCTGTTTCAGTCGTAGCAGAGTTGTTACCTAAGTGGACCAAGGCCGAACCGATACGCTCGATATTAGCAACCCCAGTACCTGTAACGTTGGTAAACCGCGCAATCGCATTGGATGCTTCCTCACTAGATAGCGAGGTAGCCGTACCAATCTTTGCCATTACCTGGGTGAATCGGGCCAAGTCATCTTGCTTAACCCCTAATTGACCCGCAATAGACGCGAGGTTTTCTAATTCACCAACCGCAATTGGCATCGTGCGGCCCATTTGCATAATCTGCTCACTGAACACTTTCATTTGTTCAGCAGATGCGCCAGTAGTCTTACGGACTTGAACCAATCCCGATTCATAGTCAACCGCATTCTTAATGAAGTACCCACCGGCAGCAGATGCAATCACACCTAATTGAGTCAGACCATTACCGACTTCTTTAACACCACGACCAAGACCAACCATCTTATTGCCCACGTAATCAAAGCCGCGCCCCATCTTGGTAGCCCAGCTATTCTCTGTATGCAATTGTTTTTGGAATTGGCTATACCGTTGGCTTAAGGCATACATTTCAGCCTTAAGGTTATTGATATTTCGTTCGTTCTGCTTGAAGGCAGTACTGCTTTGTTTGCCTGATTCAATTAGGCTTTGTTGACGTTGATTATACTGATCTAACAAGGCATTCATACCTTGATACTCAGTCTTCATGTTGTTTAAGGCTACACGCCCAGTACTCATGGCCCAATTATGGTCCTTCGTCATCTGAATACTGGTTCTCGTTGCCTTACCGAAAGAAGCAAGTTCGCGCTTGGCTGAAGCAATCCCACGGTCAAACTTCGTCCCATCAAAGGAAAGTTCAACAACCAATTGACCTGCTAGATTTTCCGCCATAAGTCACCGCCCTTTCTTTATCTTATACCTGGTCTATGAAGTACACTTCTTCCTCGGCTCCTAGTTCATCGTTAATGAGTTCTAAGGTCCGATAGAATGGCTGCTTGTCGATTGTACTAGCATCCCAATTGTACTTATCCATCAGGTACTTATAAGTCTGTTTAATAATGGTTAATAGACTTACTTCCGACCAGTCGCGCTTACTTTTTTGGACTTTTTTTCAGCATCTTCCTTTTGATTAAAGGCCAGTTCAAAAATGTCTCTAGCCATTTGATAAAGACCAGACGCACTAGGGAAGAAAGCCCCTCGAATGAATTCATCGTATGTAAACTGATCATTGAAGAAGGAAACAATAAGCTGAGCAGATAACTCCAAATCTTCATGTGGCTTAAACAATTCAGCTCGTTCTTCATCAGATAGAGTTTCATCCTCAATGTTGTCTTGAATCATTGCCATAGTAGCAGCAATCTGTTTGTCCAACCGTTCCTGCCATTCAAGCGCCAATCGCATAGTCTTGAAGTTGATTTCATTTTGGACGAACGTTTTAGTTTTGCCGCCAATTTTAATATCTAATTTCATGATGATTACTCCTTATAAATAAAGGACGGTATTACCCGCCCTTTCGATATTGAATGCCCTATGGCCCAACTTGGCCAGCAGGCGCACCAGGAGGTGTGCCCACTGGAGAAGCAGGACTAGGGCTTACGACTTTGCTACTTTCTTTGGACGACCTTCATCTTCGTCGTGTGTAGCAGTTTTACCACCCAATAGTTGGACCTTCTTGTACCAGTTTTCAACAACGTCCTTGTTGGTGTCGTTACCTACTACTTGTTGTCCGTAGCTGGCAGTGTGTTCACACAAAGCAGATACCGCAGTAATCTTAGGTGTTTGGTAGTTGAGGTTTTCGCCACGAGTCTCGTAAGTTTCGTCAGGCAACATGAATTTAACCTTGTTAAGAACACGGTATTCTGTTGAGCCATCTGAACGAGGAGCCTCGAATAAGACAGCCACCCATGGCGCTTGATCGTCAGGACCAACCGCAATCATCCCATTCTCGTCAATCTTGTGACCCAATAGAAGTGCTTGGTCTGCTAATTCCAATTGGTTGATTTCAAATGATAAATCATACCCAGTTACAGATGAGTTAGATTCATCTAATGCGTCATCAGCATACAACTTACCTTCAGCAGTCTTAGGTTTAATATCAACCTTAATGTTTTTAGCTAATTGTAAGATTTTGTGGTACTCCAGTGCTTCAGCAGTGTCTGTCTTTAAGACAGCGACAGCAAATTTCTTTAACCCAATACGTTTTGGCATGTAAAGTTCCTTCTTTCTTTATGTAATAATGACTACTGTTCACTCAATACTTTAGATTTCTTTGTTCCAAACTTACCGATAGGGAATTTATAACCCTTGTAATAAGTGGCATCGTATAAAACCTTTTCTCGGTGCATATAGAAGTCGTATAGTTCTCGACTTAAGACAGTCCGTACATGGACGGTCCAGTGAATCAAGTTAGTAAATGAGTTTCGTTGAGTATAGACATGAATCTGACTAAACCCAATTTCATACAGGGCCTTAAGGATATGATCCCTAATTTCCGTATATTCCATGTCATCGCAGTAATATGTTAGTTCAAAGGTATGACGATACATTTCTACATCATCATCTGCACCAGAACGACCAGCACCTGCTATTTCATGGTAGACAATAGATGGATATAAGCCACTAACATTTGAATTGGCCCGAATCAGCGGCACACCGCCTGTATCACGGCCAACCAAGTTGACAATCTCAGGAGAGTTAAGCAACTTATATTGAATCAGACGCTCAATATTCATACGCCACCTCCAATCAATGACCTAATACCATCCGCCAACGTTCGTTCAATTGATGGTCCAGTTGCACTAATCGTTCTCTCAACGATTCTTCGTGGGCGAATACCAGTAGGATTACCCTTTGAATAGGTACCATCGTTGACAAAGTACATGCGCCACGCAACGTTAGAATCGTAACCGGCCTTAACAGACTTGTGCATCGTCTTGTCAGTCCGCACATTCCCAACCTTTACATGGTCTCGTGCATGCCCATAGCGAATACCGGGACCTAACGGCGTATTATTCACCAATGCACTCTTATAGATTTCAGCCCCTTCTCTTAGGACATGGTTTGCACCATCCCCAACCTTACGGACCGTAGTATCTAAGTTTGCAATGGTTTGTTCTAACCCCTTTAAGTCAAAAGCATAACCAGACATTATCGAGCACCCCCATCTTCCAATGCTTCAGCAAGGAATCTTATCCGGTCAGATAATCCTGAAGTGTCCCCGACAATAGATACCTGGTACATCTTCCCTCGATATTCAACACGATGAGCACTTGTCAGCTTAGTAGTATAGCGACACTCAAATTCCAATCGGTCACGCAGTATCTGTCCACCAGAGACTATCGTTTCCAACTGTTCACGGAATATGGTGATTTCGCGGCACCATAGTGAAAACACCTCTTTCCAAGTGAAGATAGCTTGACCCGTTTCTGGGTCAAACTCATTCACTTGTTCAAGGACTTTCACCTTATGGCGCATATCACTAGCTTTGGCCTTCTTCATCCGACTTCACCGCCTTCTTAGGTAGAAAACGCAACGTATTGATAAGGCCCACCAGTGCACGCGGAAGATAATCCGCGTTACGGTGTTCTTCACCTAATGAATCACGATTTTCTAGCCAGTGGCCAACAATCAAGCGGATGACCGTACCAGTCATCGGATTATCCTTATGGAACGCCCCAGCACCAACCAGGAGTGCCTGGGCACCCAGGATATAGGCTTTAATCGTTGGAATTTCGTCAGGATCATATCGTTGCTCATCCGCAATTTCAGACCCCTCTACCAAGTAATCGGTAAAGGGGTTGAATTCCTTCTGAACTTCCACAGTTTCTAAGGCTTCCATCTAGGCACCTCCGCTACTATGGCAAGGTGATTTCGCAAGCAATCAATGCGTCCTTATCCAATGAGATAACATCAAATCGGTCAATTACGCGGACATCGGTACTGTTACGCAAGAATGCCTTGCCCCCAATGTCAGTAGTTGCCACTTCGTACACGCCACGGTCATACAAGCGCAATGCTTCTTTGGAATCACCAATGAAGACCGGAACCTTCTTAGTGTTGGTCTTAAGTGTCCCATTAGGTAACACCACAATTTCCAACCCTTTAAGGCGTTTCTTAGTAGGGTCTTTCACATCGTCTTCAATGTAGCCATGACCGTTCTTGTCTTCTAAGCTATCCAAGAAGTCAAAACCATCTTGGTTAGTGATGATCTTAGCCGTTGGCAAGAATGCAGCGTCCAAGGTTACGTTGATAACTTTCTTGATAGCCTTAATGTCAGCCAAGGCCACTTTAACCCCAGTGTAAGTTGCGGTCAGCACGTCAAGAATCTTCTTGTTACGAGTAGCAATAGATTTCTTAGCAATGAATCGTGCAACGTAAGCCATCAAGTTTTGGTCTGTATCTTGTAACAAGGTACGTGGAATTGGTAAGATGCCGCCGTAGTCTTTAATCGTGTATGTCTTAGTTTCAAATTTCCCAGGTTCAACTTCTGGAACTTCATCCCATTGGCTGATATTGGCGAATGGTGTGATTTCTGCCAATTTCTCATAGGTGAAGGTACCAGACAGTACAGCAGTGAAGGTCACATCTACTAATTGACTCAAGTCATATTGCCCTTGGCGTTTGTACTCTTGAATCATGGTAGACACAGCTTTAGGAACGATGAAACCACCGTTTGCATCAACGCTAGATTCAAAGTGCCCCACAGTAGGCGCCATGCTAGCACGTTTTTCCATTTCGTGGTAGAGTTCCATGTCACGTTGACTCAACTTTTGACGACGGAACGCACGAATGAACGCACCTTCATATTCCTTATCTAAGTCTTCGTTGGACAGGGAACGAACCTCTGAAGAAGCTTCAGGTGTAGCGGTCTTCTCAGGCGCCCCAATTGTAGCGTCAGGAATATGTAAATTCCGTTGTTCTTCCATCAATTTAATACGTTCGTTCAAGTCCAAGATTTCTTGGTTTAATGAACGTAATTCTTCCATGTTAGGGGTAGCTTCTTTTGACATGGCGTCAAATTGGCTCCGCTTAGATTGCAATAACTCTAATAATTCTCGTAAAGTCATAGTATTACTCCTTTGATTTAATTTTTGGCATAAAAATAGCCGGCTACACGCCAGCTTGTTGCATATACATCTTCATGATTTCGATTTCCTGTTCACGGGCTTCTACATCACGTTGATTGTTTTCTTGTTCTTCCGCCTGGAAGTCTTCAAAACTTCTTTGAGACACGACACTTTCAGTATCTTCATAGGCTGGATAGGTAACAACAGATACATCATACAGTTGCTTGATTTTCTTGATGGTACGCAAGTAACTTCCATCTTCACGCTTAGACCACTCAATGGACTTAGGGTCAGGTACGAAAGCAAAGCTGCATTTAGCAATAATGCCACTTCTCATATTCGCAATCAGATCCTTAGCGTAACTTGTATCAGTAGGGCTAACTTCAAAGTACAGACCAATGTTGTCCACCCTTAGTTCTAAGTTGAATCCAGTTCTCCCTAGTAACAAGTTGGCATCATGGTTAATCAATGCAACCGTATTAGACATATCGGCTTCATCTAAGCACCGTTTGTCTAAGGTTTCATAGACATGATCATCACCATAGCCAAAGTCATGACTCAGCGTGTCAAACTTCAAAGCATAGCCACTTACAATATTAGTCCCGCCAGATTCAAGCGTTCTAACCTCAGCGACTTCACCATAAGTACGAACATCATGCTTTTTGTTCTTCAATATCATCACCTCCTTTCCCTTTGCCATTCAGAGCTTCACCAAACTTGTTATTCTGGTAAGCTTCAATATTCTTAGCAGGAGCCAAGTTAAGCGTCATGAATGGAGAATCGGCAACATCCAATTCATAAGGAGGTAATTCATTCATCGCTCGGACTTCATTGATTGTATTGATACCGTATTGCATGTTAATAGCATGTACCTTAGCCCGTGCTTCACTGTCACCGCGCAATTCGCTATCCATGTTGAATTTGACATAGTAACCTTTGGTCCGGTATTCGTCAGTGAATAGCTTCAAGTTGAATTCTGATTCAATCTGAGTTACCCACGGTTGTAAGGTGTTCTTCACATAATCCAACGATTGGTGCTCAATGTTAGTGTAAGTAGCATTGCCCAAGTCGTTAATCTTATGAAGCGGCACCTTGAAGATGGCCGCAATTCGTTGCGCGTTGTACTTCTGAGCGTCTAACCATTGCATATCAGCCTGGCTAATACCAATCTGCTGATAATCCAAACCGGAATCAATGATACCGATTGGTTGACCCTCATTTACCTTTCGCCACTCCTCGCGCATAAGATCTTTAGCTTCAGGACTTACTTGTCCAGATGCCTTTAAGATGCCCTGAGGAGAACCGCCACCCTCAATCAATTCACGATTGTATCTAGCTGCCGCATCATTGCTTTCTAATTGGACCCTTACACTGGCAATTGGAGATAGCCCCTCAATACCATTCTTAGACATCCCCTTAATGTGGATAACTTCAGATGGATATAGGGCCACTGGTTTGTCCATGTAAGTAGTCTGATAGAACAATTCACCGTCAGTCGATATCATCGGACGCGTTAGACTAGCCTTCATTGGTAGTAATTCCTCTGGCTTACCATCTTTTCCAAGCTTGATATAGGCGTAGAAGTTACCATAGGTACAAACATCCGTCATCATCAGCTTAATGAAGTTGAATGGGTTCATATACCGGTTAGGCTGCAACCTTAGCAACTTATGGGCATAAGAATCAGTCACAACCTGTATGTTACGGTCTTCTGACCGATAACACTTGAACGGAAGTTTAGCAATGTCATCACTCAATACGTTAATACATGCGTATACCGTATCGAACAATAGCGCAGTGTTTGATTCTGCTTGCAATGCCTTCACATTATTTTGGCCGAAGATTTGAAACAGAGAACCCCATCTCTTTTCCAGCTCCATAGACAGGATATTTGTTGGTTCTCTACCCATCGAACGCGAACTAAACAGCTTCTCTAGCATTTATTCACCCCCTTTCTCGTCTGTTTGAAGGCATTAAACTAGCCAATTTTAGCAATATCAATCCCCAAATTATCAATGCTAGGCCCAAGACAAGATAGCCAACTATCTTATGCAGCATGAACCCAACTAATACCAGGAAGGCAGTGCCAATAAGCATCAGTAATTCAGCAAGTATAACCATATTCCACCTCCTAGAATGAGAATTTGCCAGACATAACATAGTCATTGAGATTGAAGTTCTGACTGTCATACATTGCCAACGAGAAGGCATTGATAATAGCAGCCAACGGGTCAATCTTATCCCGTGATTTTTTCTTGCTTATCTTAATGTTTTGGTTGCTATCCTCGTCCACAACGGCGTTGCTAGCAGCCCATTTAAGCAACTTATCGTCTGCATGGTGCAGTTTCCCTGAATATAAAGCGTCTCGGAAGCCCTTAGTAGCTTCAGTAAGTCCAACAATCGTCTGCTTAACCTCAACAATCTCTACCCCTTCCGATGCCAGCTCAGTGAAGAAGTAAGTACCGTTCCACATATCGACTCCAACTGACTTGCAACCATACATAGCAGATAGTCGCATCAAATCTTCCTTCAAGTAGGCATAATCGACTACATCACCGTCAGTTAACGTCAATTCTCCGCGTTCCTCGAACAAGTCAAACCGTATTCTATCCCGACTCATCCGCTCATTGAACGTATTGCTTGGCATATAGGACAACTGACCGCATACATAGCGCCCTTCTTTTACGGCAACCCATCCTAACGAGGTCAAATCGACCTTAGAAGACAAGTCAATACCATAGTAGACAGAAGCACCTTGCAGAAAGTCTTTGATATAGTCGTCATCAACCGTCCGCTCATTCCACTTGTTCATCTTCAAGAAGCCAGTTTCTTTTTGGTCTACCCATACGTCCATGTTCTTAGTCATAAACGAACGCATCTTTTCAGGTTGATCCAGCGCTTCTTTGAGTTGGTTCCGTAAATATTCAAGACCCTTTGGATAAGTAGCAACAATCGGATTAGCCTTTATCCAGTTAGATTCATCCTTGACATCATCTCCTTGGTCCAATTCATAGATGGCCACAAATATTGTGTCATTCTCAGTATCAGTTTCAGGATTGATAATGTCCTTACAGTAACCATAGAAGGAATAGCAAGGATAAGATAAGTCAAACCCTGCAGTTGTAATGTATGCCAGCAGTGGTTGAAATCGAGATACAAACCCGGTCTCAATACCATCCACAATTTCATTCGTTTCGTGAGCAGTTCCGTACTCGTCGATAATACCAACACTAGGGTTAGTACCATCACCACGTTTTCTTGCTTCACGAGACAGAGCCTTAATAACCGAACCGTTCTTACTAAACGTAAGTTTCTTGTAAGCTTCTCTAAACTTGCCTTTCAACAAGTCAGCACCATGAATCTGGTTAACAATTTCGTTGTAACACAGATCCGATTGGTCCTTAATCCACCCAGCAATGTAGATTTCTTCCATCTCATTAGACAGGGATGCAATGTAGCTTGATACAATCGCCAAAAACTGAGTTTTGGCATTCTTACGTGCCTTCTGAATATAGACTTTACGGAAGCGTCTAGCACCATCTGCCTTGTTTTTGAAGCAGAAGATATTACATGCTTCCCACAGTTGTGAGATATGAAGTTCAATTGGCTGCCCTGCTAGCACCCCTTTAGTATGCTTAAACAACTTAGCCCATCGGTAGAATCTGAATAACTCATTCCATTCAATATAAAAAGGACAGTCCTCATCGGTTTCTGCCCTATCAACATCTTTTAGAAATCGTTTCATGCTCCACTTCATGGCCACACACTGTCTTATGGTCCCATCCAGAGAGTCATTAGCATATTGCATGACCTGTTCTTTAAGTAATGCAACTTCATTATCGAACTTCACTACAAATCACCACCAAAGAGAATCTGTTCTTCAGTAAGTGGTTCTTTCTTGTCTTCTTCCTTGCGTTTCAACTTGCTTCGACTAACCATCGTCAATCCAAGTTCTTTAGCAAGGATAGTGGCTTGAGAGAAGTACTCTTTCTGAACCTTCAGTACTGGAAGGTACTTCTTGTTGGCCACACCCATTTTGCGAAGCTCGATAGTTGACTTACGATAGCCGTCAACAGCAATCAGATACATGCTGAGTGCATCACCATCAACGTTCGATAAGATGCCGTACTCCTTGAACTGTTCGACAATCCAGAAGAACCTATCATGCAAGGCTTCCGGAAGGAAATTGCTAGGTTTAATGTCCTCACAAGACATTGCAACTTCTTCCGCTTCACGTTCTGCCAGTTCAGCTTTAGTGAAGTGCTTTGCGCTACCCTCTTTTGCAAGCTTAGACGGCATTTTCGTTCTTGCCATTAAACCACCACCTTTCCTTTTATTAAATATAATCGTATTGAAGTGTTATAATATACTATTTTAGCTATATTTACCCCTATAAAAAAATGCTAAAAAGGGAATTTTGTGCGGAGTTGAG